GCGGCTCCTTGGTGATGACGTACTTCTGCCAGAACTGTGTCAGTTTTCGCACGAGGGCGTCGGCGAACTTCTGATTGAAGTCCAGCCGATGCCAGCGGAACTTGTAGCCGTCGATCAGTGCCGCAAAGTAGCCGACACGCAGGCCGGTACAAATCAATTGGTGCGTCAACTGCACCTGGTAGCCCAGCGGTATCTTGGTTTCCCACTGCTTGCCGCTGCTGCCCCAGGCGCACTTCAATTCCAGGCACGCCCACCGCTTGCCATTGCGATTAATGATCCTATCTGGTGTGGCAAACATGGGAACCGTCTGCAAGTCCGCCCAGTGCATCGCGAAGTCACCAGGGTCGGTGATGTCCCATATCTCGCCGTCTGGCAACGGCCACGACTCAAAAAACCACTTGGCAATGGTCGGCTCGTGCCGCCGGCCCGCTGCCATCATTTCCGATTCCTCGTGCCGTGGTGGCTTGTCGCCGATCTTCTCCAGCCACACGGAATACGGCGAGGCGAATTGTGACGCACCGCACACGGCGGCGGCCTCGCTGCTGCCAATGCCCTTTAGCCGGGCTTGCAGCCATGCTTCACGGGTTACGTGGTTTTCGACTTTCATTTCACCACCCGATACTCGTGCAATCCGTTCTCAATGTGCCGCCGCTCCACGCTGCATCCATGCAGCTCTGGGAACCGCTCCCAGAACGCCGGCTTGCGGCAGTCCCGCAGCCTGGCCGATGCCCCGGCTTCGCTCGTGCCGCACGCTGCAGCAATGTCCGCCAGCGTTCGCCACTGGCCGTCCCGCATGTAGGTCCACACCCGCAGCAGGGCGCCCGTCATCCGCACGGCGTCCCGCTCGGGGGAATACGTTTGCCCGCCGAACGGTGGCGGCATGTAGCCAGGCTCAAGGAAGCTTGTCTGGTGCATCGTCACATCCTTTCCATTAGGCGTTCCCGCCGCTCGAACCGCTCCGCATCCCGCTCACGCCAGAACGGGTCGTCATCGCAGTCCTCGAACTGCGGCACGTCCGACAAGTCGCCCGCCGGCCCCTCGCACAGACCGCCGCAGTTGCTGCACGTGGGGCCGCTGTCGTCGTCGTACTTGGCCCGCAGGGTGCGGTAGTCTGCGTGATTGGTCGCTCCGCATTGGGAGCAGATGTAGAGGCTCATGTTGCCGCCCCTTCCACCGGCAGTTGCACGTCGCCGACGACGATGGGAGCGGCGTGGTCGAAGGCAGCTTCCAGCGCGTTCCATGCGGCGTCCATAGACTTGTAATGTCGGCCCTGGCCATCTGTCCCATTGGCACTTACGTTGAGCCACAGGTGATATGACACGCCGCCACTCGCCGAGCAGTGCTGCTGAAGTTCAACGAACACATAACTCCCTGGATGCTCTGCGTGCAGTTCCCTCGCCCGTGCCAGCAAGTCCGCAAAGGTTTTCATGTCTCTCTCCCTTCTAAAATGGGCCAGTTCACGTGCTCCCAGTCCCAGCCGTGCTCAAGCAAATTGTGGAAGTGCTCGTTCGACCGCATCAGCATGACGGCAGCTTCGTAGTCTGCGTCATAGACTAGCGTGATCGTGGACCGCAGATTGGTGGTGCCCCGGCGGGGGCTTCGCAGTCGCAGGGTTGTCATCGTGTCGCCTCCGGTGCTGTGTCGGGCTTCCTGGGGGCCACTATAACGCTTGTTTTCGCGGTGTCAATACGTCTTTTCGACAAAATAAAAATACTGTCAGCACGCCGACAGGGCCGCTTCCCGAATGAACTGCGACACCGTGACGCCCTTGCGGGATGCTGCCACACGGATGCGGTCCCACTGCTTGTCGGCAACCCGGATACAACGCATGGGGGCCGAACCCGTAGCGGGACGACCAGGGCCGGATTGCTTTGTACGTGTCATGGTTTGGAGTATAGCGGCATGGCGGGGTGGCGTCAATACCCCGGCCTAGCTATCCCGCACCCGGTGAATCTGCCAGCGGCACGCCTCGGTGGAACCCTTAATGGTCATTGTGCCAGAGGCCTGTGCCGCCACGCACAGCCGCAGCACATCAGACGCCGCTGTCACGGTATCAAACGCGATAGTCACCCGGTCGCTGTAGACGAACTCGCCGAACAGGGGAAAGAATGTGCCGGGAATCCGTGTGCCGTTGTTTTCCACCCACACACCCGCCGGCACGCCGGGGCTGGCGGATACGGCCTGCACTGTGATAGCGTTGGCCCAGACTCCCGCCCCAGGCTGGATCGTGTAGTTCGCCGTGCTGAACGTCACCCCGCCGTAGGAATGGACCGACGAGCCGAACTCCACCACCGCCGTCGTGCTGCCGGCGGACACGGTTTGATTGCTCGATTTGTAGATGGCGAATGCCGCCGCATCCGTGCCGGGATTGAAGCACCGTTTCTTGTCGCCGCGCCCCGTGGTGCTTTGCCGCTCGACCCAATGCACCGCCTTGCGGATACGCATCGCGTCAGGCGTTGAAAAGAGATTGCCAGCCATTAGTTGTCTAGGTTCAGAATCGACCAGTCTCCGATGTTGTGTGGTATGAACGGGCGAAACTTGGCATTGGCCCCGACGGCCAACTGCGCCCCGGCTCCGTCGAGCAGCACGGGGTCGCCGTAACGTGTATCGGTGGCATCACGGGCCGGCTTCAGAACACCGCCTTGCAGCACCTTGAATCCCTGGTCCAAGGCACTGACAATCCAGCGGTCTGGATTGTAGTGCAACTCGTAAGTCACCCGGTGATAGACCTGGCCCCCCTTCCGCATCTCTTCTGCGGTCACATCCGCCAGCCGCCAGGTGTATTTCACTCGCCCCCGGAACTCCTGGCCGTTGACGGTGCCTATCATTTCCGATATGCGAAAATCGTTGTAGTCCGCCTCGTTGCGTGTGATCGTCACCACCCTGTAATAATCGGGCCGCATGTACGGTGGGTCGAAGTATTCGCCAGCCGAATTGACCACGGGCTGCTTGCCGGCGGCGATGTTCTCGTCAGTGATTGTCGGAGTATCCGGCAGCGAATAGAAGTCGCCCCGGTACGCTTGCTCCAGCGTCTTTTCCTCGCTGCCGCTCCGGTACTGAATCACCGCCGGCTCGTTCAGCGGGTCGTCCGGTTTGCGGCCATCCCCGTCCCGTGCGTTGTTGCTGGCGCCGGCGGTCGAATAGTTGATTCGGACATGCCACAGCGTGCGGATTTCCTCGTTCCGCCGGGCCTGCTTGGAAATGACATACGCCCCGGTGTCGAAGCTGTTGCCTGGCAGGTACAGGTCGAACAGCTTGGGGATCAGGTCCGACACCAGCACCGTCGAGGCGTGGTCGTTGGCGTCGTCCGTGTAGACGTTCCATTCCTCCGTGTAGGTGCGATTCCCCTCACGGTCAAAGCCGCCGTCAGCGGCTGCCATGTTCACCGCAGATGTAACGCCCATTATGGCTTCGTTGCCGTGGAGCTAGAGATGGACAAATAGATCTTGCTGGACGTGATGCCGATGCCGAACACGCACATATAGTTGCCACTCGTGTGGTCGCTCACGGGTGCGATGCCGCCCGCATTTGTGCTGCCGATGTAGACCTGGGCCACAGTCACGGTGCCGCCTGGGTTGACGTAGCCGCTCGTCTGCACAATCAACTGCTCCCCGTCCGCGGCGTTCGTCAGGGCGATGCCGGCAATCACGCTAGAGGCATAGGCCGAGCAATCGGCGGCTTTGTATTCGTTGCTGTCCGACGTGTCCTTGTAGACCAACTGGCCTGCGGTCACGGTTCCGCCAGCGGTCACGGCCTTTTGGGCATAGCCGCTGTACGGGCGAACATTGGCGGCGGTTACGGTTATATCTGCCATATCAGACTCCTAGAGTTCGAATAGTAATAGTTTGTCGAATCCTTCGTTGACGGCCTTCTCGATGCCGTGTGCGGCAATGATTTCCTCGGCCTGCTTTTGCAGTTGCTTGCGGGCGATGTCTTCTAGCGTGTCCGCTTTGTTCGCGTTGTTGATAATCGAAAACGCAGCGGCAGAACCGGCGGCAGCCAGTTCGGGACTTCGACTGCGTTCCCCTCGTGGCAGGCTGCGGTTGAAGTCCTCCTGGAGATTGGCAGCCGCCCTGGAAAACGTGGCGAAGTCAATCATCCCCTGCTCCAGCAGCAGTTGGAGATTGCCCATTTCGCTTTCCAGTTTTTCCAGCGGCGTGCGTGTGGACTCGAAGACACGCTGGGCTTCCCGGCCCCATTCGCGGAGCGTTTCCAGTCGCTGGTCCTCCAGGTCGGCCAATGCCTTTTGCTCTGTGATTTGCCGTTGCAAGCTTTCCGCCTCTTCTAGTTGCTCTGGGGTGGCGCCAAGTGCCTTAAGCATCTCCAGGTCTTTATTTTCTCCAGCCATTTTCAGGTCTACTAATTTGCTGTTTAGGTCTGTGAGAATCTTTTCGATATGTTCTACCGGTTCAAAATCCTCGCCCAGTTCCACGATTTGCTGGCCTGCTTTCGCCGCCGCGTCGCCCACCTCCCTGATGCCCTTGGCTGTATTGTTCAGGGGAACGGGTGCATTTTGCAGCGGATCAATCAGGAGACCCAAGGTTTCCGCCAACGCGAACACGCCCTCGGCGGCGTCCTCTGCGATTTCGCCCAAGACCTGTGCCAGCCGCACGAGCTTGCTTTCATTTTTCGTGAACAGGTCCACGAGCCGCAGGATGCTCGGCGCCAGGGCGATAATGATCTTATCGGACAGTGCCTGCACGGCTCCGCTGACACGCCGCATGGCGTCGTGAGCTTCCGCCGCTTGTCTCGCCCCCTCGCCCATTGTCAGGCCAAGCTGCCCGGCCTGGGTGATGGCATCTTCAAGACCGCCGGAGCGAAACAGGTTGAGCAGTTTTTGCCCTTCGTCGCCAAATATCCTGGACGCGATTGCCGACTGTTGCGACTCATCCGACAACTGGCCAATCGCCTGGGCGATGGTGCGGAACATCTGGTCGGGGGACAAGTTCGACAACGCCGCAACTTCAAGATTCAGTTCCTTCAATGCCTTGCCAGCCCGGCCCTGCCCCATGCCGGCCAGCCCGATGTTTTTCATCATCGTCTGGAGTGCCGCATCCATGCCCTCCGCACTGCTGCCGGCCTGGTCTGCCGCAAACCGCAGGCCGATGAGGGCATCCGTATTGATGCCGATAATGTCGGCTGTGTCCACGAGGTCGTCCATTCTGGCGAACGTGTCGCTCATCATGCTCCACGCTTTGCCCACCAGGTCGCCAGCAATCTTGATTTGGCCGAGCTTCTTGATGATTGCGTCCGCTCCGCCCGTGAAACCGCCGGTAGCAGCCGTAAACCCGATAGCGATATTTCCGACGGATGTATCAGGCACTGGTGGCGCTCTCGCTCATCTTGGCCTTGGCTTTTTTAATCGCTGCTCTGGCGGCTTCTATCATGGCGTCCTTGTATGGCCCCTTGCACTGCCGCATAGCTCGGCGCGTGTATGCCGTGGGCCGAAGAAAACTGGTCCCCCTTTCCAGCATCTTTGCAACAGTATTCGCAGCGTAGGGCATCCGTTTCGGGGTGCGAATGTTTGTAACCTTAAAGAACGCACGCGGGCCGACAGCGTGGAAGATGATGTTCTTGTCGCGCATCTTGGAGCGTTTAACCTTACGTACCCCGATGCTCTTTTTGAGTTCACTACGCGACATACGCGCGGCCGCCGAAATACGTCCCTTTTCAGTCTTGGCTTTTTTGCGGGCAGCCCGATTCGGTTTGGACAGAATCTTCAGGGCGTCGAAGACATATCCTGAAGATAGTTCCTGGCGTATCGCCTTGACGGCCACTTTCGTGGACTTGGTCATAGCCTTGGATATAATCTGCTTTTGCAGTTTTACAGGCAACGCTTTTAGCGCTAGCTTCACTTCCGTCATCCCGATGAATCTAGCGATAAACTTCATTTGTTCTTCAGCCGCTCGTTGTGCTGCTTCGCAAACGCCTTGAACGCCGCCTCCATCTGCCGCCCCTTCTCGCGTCCTGGGCGAATCTTCAGCGTTGGGATAAAGTCCTCCACTTGCGGACGCTTTCCTTTCGTCGTGTACCCCGCCGCCACGGTCGCCGCAATGGTGGCCGCCTGCCTCCAGTGGCCGCCGATGGGTTCGATGTAGCGGTCATACGCCAGCAGTTCCGCAAACTCCTGCGAGTCCAATTCCCGCTGCAACTGACGGACAGGGAGATGGTATTCCAGCGATAGCCGCAGCCAGAAACACCGCTCACTGTCCCGCTTCAGTTTTTTCCGACGGCCTCCACATCCTCGTCACGCAGCCCGTTGTGGATTTGTGCCTTCTCGAACAGCGATTGAAGCACGCTGGCCGACTTGGCAAACAGCTTGGCCGCGTCCTGGGGAGCATCCACCATCCGCACCCCCTTCTCGTCGCAGAGGGTCAGCGTCAACAGTTTTTGCTTCAGGCCGCGATTGTCGGCCAGTTTGCCGTCCTTCATCTTCGACAACAGGAACGACTCGTACTCGTCACGCTCCGCACCCGACATGACACGCAGGCACACGTCCCCGCCCCACTCTGGGACGTTGACGCTGATAATCTTGCCGTCGTCCTTGCCGAGTATTTCGCTTAGCGTCAGTGCCATGCTTCCTCCATTACGTTGTGAATGTAATCGCCCCGGTGAACTTCACGTTGACCGTGGCCGTCATCTTGTCCTCAAGCGGCACGCCGAACTCCCAGCCGCTGAAGAAGCCGCTGGCGACCGCCGTGTCGCTGCTGGGGAACGTCAGCGTGACGGTTTCCGCCGCATTGTTCATCGCCGGGCGCGGCGTGCGAACGTCGAACAGGACCGACAGCTGCGCCGAGCCGGGGTCGTACAGGTCGCCGGGCATGAACACCCGTGCCTGCGAACTGCCCAGGTGGGTGATGTCCACCACGGTTCGCTCGATGCCGGTCCACTGAATGTCGGTCAGTTCTGCGGTGTACGCTGATGTGCCGAAGGTGATCGTTGCGCCGGTTCCGACGTCTGCTGCCATGACTCGTTACTCCTAACTTAAAGACGGGGCTGCGATGGAATACCAAACCAGGTACTCCTGACTGACTCGATCAATGCCTACTCCGCTTCCATCCGTCGGTGCCTCGTAATCGTCTCGCTGGCTATCCAGGTGACACGTTCGCACGGTCACGCTTCCCATTGAACCTCGATAGCCATCCAGGCGGTTGCGTATCGCCTCGGCAATCGTGGCGGCGTCCTCGTAGCCATCGCCGTCGGGATCCTTTCCCCAGCAGTCCACCTGAATCCTGGCGGACTGAATCACGGCAGCCGCGGTCATGTGGTGCGGCTGCTCCCCCCCGATGCGGTTGAACGTCACGCAGGGGAACGCTTCGCCGGGTGGGATGGCGTTCGGAAAGATGCGGTCACTGACCAACGCCGTGATCGGCGTCGATGCCGCCAGATACGTATATAGGCCGGTTTCCAGGACTGCCATCAGGTGCTCTCGATTGCCATGATGTCGAGCCACTGGCCCCGTTCTTCTCGGTTCAGCACGCTCTCAATTTCAAATCGTCGCCCGTCGTGGACAATGAACGTATGCGGCCTGACGTTTTCCCTGTGGCGGATCGTAATTTTGTGCGTGGCACGGGACTGCGTTTGCGCCGCCACCTGCTGCTCGCGTCCTGATAACGGTGCCACGCTGCCCCACACTTTGCCAAGGTCGCCACGGGTAAACACACGCCGGCCATAGGCGGACTTCGACGAGGAAGTCACCATCTCAATCGTCAGGCGGTGGCGTAGGTGGCCTATCTGTGTCATCTAAATGTGAAGTTGCGTGTTGGTCGCAACAGTTCCCTGGCCGTTATGGTGAATGGTCCAACGATGGTGCCGGTGATTTCCGTCTGCCGGTTCTCGTACAGGTCCGCACACATAAGCAGCACGGCGTGCCGGTAGTCGGTGGGCACACCCTCTGCCGTGCTGCTGTGCCCAGCCACATACGTCACTTGCACGGCGTTGTGCCGGGTGTCGCTGGTCGCAGGCCAAGATGAACCGGGGGCCAGATACATCCGCCCTGGAATCGTCGCCGTATCGGCCAGATAGTTCGTGCTGCTCCAGGTCGTCGTCGTCGTGCTGCCGCTGGCGTAATAGGCGACGGACGTAATCGACTCCAGGGGCGCCCGGTCCAGCACAATCGGCCCGATGCCGTATTGCCCGTAGCTTGGCCAGCACCGCCCCTCGATGTCCTGCCGGAAGGAACGCTTGACAAACACCTGCCGGGCGAACGCTTCGCACTGTCGCCGAGCCGTGGGGATGAGGAAGTCGCGGATGTATGAATCCTCCGCCGTGCCGTCTATGCGGCAGTGGACTTTGACCTCATCGACACTCACCGGCTCAATGGCGACAGTGCTTAACTCTACGACAGGCATCACGGCCTCCCATCGCTCTTAGCTATGGCGGTATCCTGCATGACGTAATCGCGCCCGCTCTTGGTCTGGTCGTAGCCGAACCAGTGGCGGTAGTAGCGGGTAGTCTCCATCGCCCCCTGGAGAATGTGCATCGCTTTCTCGGCTTCCTTGGCTTTGCACACCCATTCCATGTGCCGGCGTTCCAGCTCCTGATTGCGGGCGTCCAGCACGGCGGCGGCGTCTGTCTGCAGCATCCCGCCGTGCGTCTGGTAGGCGTAGATGAAAGCCGACTTCAGCAGGTCGGATTGCTTCGGCACGGTCACGGTGATGCCCATGCCTCGGGCGATGCCGATCCAATACTCGACGCACGGGCGTTGATAGTAATACTCGGCGTCGTGGGCCAGGTCGCAGCCCCAGATGCCGATTTCGTCGGCACCCTCGTAGACGGCCAGGGCAATCATCATGGCAATCTGCGACGTGAGGTAGTTGCCCGCCTCAAACCGCTTGCAGATGCCGGCCAGCGGATAGGCCACGCCGCTGGGTATCCACTCGTGGACCCGCTGCACGTACACAGGAACGGGCGCCGTGGACAGCCAACGCTTGTAGTCGTCGCTCCACCGCTTCGCCCCCTCCTCCAGGTCGTGCAGTTGGAAGTGCCGGTCCTGCCGCAACAGCGTCTTATTGCAGGTGCCGAGCGTCCAGATTTCCCACGAGGGGGAACCGTCCTCCTCGACTTGGTTCACAGGCACGAGCCAGCGGGTTGTCTCGGACGTTCCGCAGACGGCAACCCGCCGCACCTTCTTGGCCGGCGTTTCGTCCTGCTCGGCTTCGCCTACTTCGTAGTCGCTAATGTCCGCCAGTTCGGGCTGCGGACGTACCATCCGGCAGACCTTGGGTTCTTCGGTGCCGCTATCGCTCATGCCACACCCCGCTCAATCTGTGCCCGCTCCTTCAGGATTTGCTCGATGCGGTCGGCCTTCTTTTCCAGTTTGGCGGCCATTGTCTCGCTCCGCTTGGCCGACTTGAGCAAATACGGCTTGGCCTTGGGGTTGAACTTCATCACCGGCGGTTCACGCCGTGGATAGCGTGGGTGCGGCTCGGCGGGCGGTGCCGTCTTGGCTTCCTCTCGCTTCGCCTTGGCACGGGCCAGCAGCGTCTTGGCCTGCGAACGTGCAATTACTACGTCATCGACTGTGTATTTAATCACTGCTTCTCTCCTTCAATGCCCCTCGGTAACGGACTGGAAACTCCTCCGGTTCGCCCGGCGGCAGCTTGCGCCAACCGCCGGGCGTGGCACCGAAGGAAGCACGGGTTACGACGCCACCGCGGTGATGAGCCGCAAGTCGCTGTCGGTCGTTCCGGCAACGCCGGAAATGAACTGGCCGTCCATGCGTGCAAACGCATAGAAACCAACCTGGGCATACTCGATCAGCCGCTCATCGGCACGCATGACCGTGATGCCCATGACGTCACGAATCCAAAACTTGTCCAAACGTCCGTAGCAGAACAGCTTGGCCAACGCGGCGGCAGCAGTCGATCCGCTGTACGACGGGAAAGAATTGTTCACACTGTAGGGGTACCCTGCGATCATGTCTGGCGTTCCATCCGCCATGCCCGCCGTAATCGACGGCTGCCACAGCGGACGCCCGGTGGTATCCACCAGGCCCCGCAGGTTCTTCAGGATGGTGTCGTGGAACATGAACCGCGAACCGGGACGCAGGGCCGGATCGACGTAGTGAATCAGGTTCACGATGTCGGTCCACTGGATGTTGGCCTCGCTGCTCTGCGTGGCCCCCGCACTTGCACCGCCGGAACTGCCGGTGGTGATGACGCCTTCGGGCTGCCCAAGCGAGGCTGCCCCAGTGGCGAAGTGCGTTTCGCTGATGCGGGCCAGGCGATTGCCCAGCACGCCGCCGACATAGTTGGCCATGTTCAGCGTCGTGTCCTGCATCAGCTCGATGGGGATCTGCACAGCGGAGGCGTACTTCTTGGCCCCCAGCGTCTGCTGGCCGAAAGTCATATTCAGGGTATCCACGGCAGTGTTAATGCCGAGCAATACGCCCGATTGGTTCTCAGCCGAAGTCGGCACAGGCCACGTAGCACCCGTTGCGGTGCGAATCACCTTGCCGACTTGCCGCATCGTTCCCATCGCCAGCAGGGCTTCCTCGATGGCAGCCATGCCTTCGTTCTGAACGGTGTGGCCGCCGCCCGTGGTCGTCACGGTTTGGGCAGTCGTGGCGCGGGTGATGACAAGGTCGCCGTCGCCGCGGACGGTGTATTCCTTGGGCACCCGGATGCGTCCCTCGGCCCGCATTTTCCGGAACTCGGCAACGCTCTTGGGGCTGTCGCCGACGTACTGGGGCAGCCAGAACGTCCACGACTTGGAACGCAGGTCCACGTTGCACGCGCGGGCCGCTTCCTCGTGGGCCGGGGTGATAAGCTCCGGCTTGCTCGCCAAGCACCAGCCCTGGAACGCACGCTCCTGCATTTCGGCAGTCGGCAGTCCCTTGGCCTCGGCTTGGCGGTTGCTGATGACGCGGCTTTCGCGCTGCTCCTCGGCAGGGTCGCTGCCGGTCAGGGCGATAACCTTTTCGATATCGCTGAACCGCTTTTCGAGGTCGCTACAGTCGGCCTCGATCTTGTTGAACTTCACCTGCTCTTCGCCGGTCAGGCTACGCTCTTCCTTTTGAGCGTTAATGACCAGCTCGTGCAGTTGCTTGGCCGCACGGGCGCGGTCTTCCCGCAGCCGTTTGGCTTCTTTGGCTAGATCGGACATTTAGGGGTTCCTTATGGAACGCCCACGCGCAACAAAAATCCGCTGCGGGTCGTGGGCAGTGGTGAAATGACGATTCACCGACTGCTCTCACTGTTCGGACCCGTGCGGATTTACTGCACGTCTGCCGACCTGGAGAGGTCGATTTCTACTTCTACTATACCCAGCCTGCCGGCGGCGTCAAGCCTGCCAGTTAGGATTGCCCGGCTTGCGGGCCAGTCCCTTGAGCTTGGCGAAGTCCTTGTCGGACAGCACCCGTGTGGTGGCGTTTAGCAGCGTCCCGATTCCGTGGGCCTTGCACAGCCGGCGAACCGTGCCGACGTGCAGGCCGAGCGACTGGGCGGCGGCGGTGGTGGTGTGGGTTTTCATGGCTAATTCTGCTCCAGGTGCCCGCAGCACTCATCGCACGACTCCAAGCCCCACTCCATACGTTCAAGCAGATCAGGCCAAGCGTTTTGCTTGCTTTCGTCGTCCCATTGGCTCCACACTAGCTGCGAGCAGCCACCGTCAAACCAGTGCTTGCCGTCAGGTGCGTCAATCAGCACTTCGTAAATGTCGGTACGCTCTTCTCGCACCGTTGCTCCCAGTTCGCCGGCCTTTAGCAGAACTTGTTGTTTCGTCGTCATGGCTCTCCCTTTCGTGTTAGTAGCTTGCCCGATATCCCCTCCGGCGAAATTGCCGGAGGGTCGCTCAACTTCTAACCCGCCAGATACTGGCGGGACAACTCGTCCTCCGTGACAACCTGCGAGGCGTCCAGGACCAACTTGGTCCCGGCATCACGGAGGTCAGCCGTGATGCACCAGACGTAGGAACCTTCCGTCCGCAAAATGCGGACGCGAAGCCAAGAGGACTTGAAACCCACGAGCCGAGAGGCGACAGCGTACATCGCATTCTCCTTGGAAAGAGGAAAGGAACCATTGGTGGTGTTCTCGTGTGTCATGCCCCTATTGTAGCGTATCGGCTATTGTTGTCAAGCGGAATCAATAGAAATCCGAAAAGATTTTTAAAATAGTTGCTAGCCCTTACCCCGTATAGACTTAGGACAAGCGAACCGGGCTATCTGGCAGGGTTAGCAGCTTATCGGCCAGCCAGAGGTCATACGCCGTGTCCACGTCCACGGCACGCTCCGGCGGGATGTAGATGGGCACCACCCCAGGCCCCTCCAGCGGCAGGCTGGGCAACAACTCGGCCCGAACCAGGAACACCGTGCCACAGGTGGATGCATGTTTATCTGAACGCCTGCCCACTACCGCTTGGCAATTTGGGGTGGTTTCCAGGGTGCTGATGGCCCGGTCGATGTCCCCAGGCAGCCGTAGCGGGCTGGTCGGCTGGAGGCACATGACCGCCTCAAACCGCTCAGGATGGCCCTGTAGCTCCGTTTGGCAGATATGGCCTAGTGAGGCCTTGCCGTGGAGTTTGGCCGCCAGCGTCGAAACTGGCCAGCCGTTCAGTGTGCAGGCGTCCACCACCTCCTGATCGGGCGTGCTGACAACCCAGGCCGACAGCCGCCGGGACTGCTGGCACTGGGCCGCGGTCCATTCCAGCAGGGTTCGCCCGCCGCATGTCAGCAGGTTCTTGCGGTGTAGGCGGCGGCTGGCTAGGTGGCAGGGGACGATGCCGAGGGTTCGCATTTCTGTTCGCGGTTGCGGGGGTCGCCGGGCTTGAACTCTCTGGATTTCACGGCAGCTGTCACTAGCACATCTCGCGCCCAGTCCTGGACCGACCTGCAGCCTCGGCGAGCGTGCCACAATTTGTCCATTTCGGCAGGCGTGAACTTGACCTTCAGAACACAGCCACGCTTCTTGTCGCTCATGCCGCTTTCTCCCTTTGTGCTAGTGCCTTAATAGCCGCAGCAATCCGCCCCGAAACCTGACCATCGCCGAATAGATGGCACGCCTCGTAGCGGGCCGGTTGCAGCTTAATCGACTCGGCTATCAGCCTGGCATCCGCCGGCACGCTCGCCACGTTGCTCCCACGCTCCCGCCCGTCCTGCCGTGTGCCGACGATGACCGCAGGCACGCCGAGAATGGCCGAGTCCCGTACAAAGCTGCTGCTATTGCCGACAAGGCACTTGGCCTGGGCCATCGTGCGATAGTATTGCTCCGGCGACATATTCACCACTCGCCGCAGCCACGGTGCCTTGCGGTGCCGGTGCAACGCCATGCCGATGCCGTGCGAGCCGGCGTCGATGTTTGGCCACATAAACACGGTGCGTTGCCCCTCCAGGGCGGCGAGCATTTCCGCCACTTCTGCCGATGCCGTTTCGGGGTGATGCGTGTCGGGGTGATAACAGGCCAGGATGTAATCGCCCGGCGTGTTATCGAGTCCCGCCAGCAGGTCCGTCGATGGGCAGCCGATGCCGAGGATGTGCGACTCCTTGCCGCGCCACTCCCACTGGTAGCAGGAGATGTTGCCCTTAATGGGGTGCGGCCACACGACGCGGGAGCCGATTTGCTCCGCCACTCGCGTAGCCGCTTTGCTGGTCGCCGGCCAGTGCCACGTTGCCAACGCCGTTATCGCATTGCGTGCCCCGTTGTCCAGCGTGCCGGATATCTCGCCCCCTTGCAGGTGCAGCAGTGGTACGCCGACATAGTGGCACGCCGTCGCCGCTCCCAGTGCCTCGTAGCGGTCCCCGATGATGACGGCCAGTTGCGGGCTGCCAATCGCCTGGGCGAAAGCCTTGGTCGATTCGCCGACGCTCTTAGCCATCGTCAGCCGGTTGCCCCCCTCAATCTCGCAATAGACTTCCTGCGACACGTGGAACCCATCGGCACGCACCATGTCAGCCGGTCGCTCGAACCGTGGCAGCACCATCGAGCCGCCGCAGATGGCCGAGACGTCCAGGCCGGCGTCCACGCACGCACGCATGACGGGCTTCAGCCGGCCATAGTTCGCACGGTCGCAGAGGATGAAGGCTATCATATCTGCTGTGGCTCGGCGTGTTGTTTCGGGTCCGGCGTCGGGCGTTGGTGGACATCATACTTCTGGATGGTTTCAATTATCTCATCGCCATTGAAGTCGATAAGTGTAGCCGTAACTGTTACAAGTTCATCGCACGCGCAATCAATTACGATTCTCTTCACCATCCGCTCGCCAAGTCCGCAGGCTTTAGCCAAAGCTATACCGAACTCGCCGCATCCTGTGATTGGTCCCTTCATTTAACAGCCCTCACCAGTTCGGCCAGTTCGTCAATCGTCACCGACATGCTGACATCAGGGCCGAATTGCCGACGGTCAAAGCAGACGTGCAGTTCCGCCACTTCTGCCCCACGCTTGAAGGCGTCCACCGCCGGGGCGATGCTGGCGGAATGGTCGCTGATGCCGATGTGCCGGGCGGGGTCGTATTCGTTCAGGCCGAGGCCGCCGTGAGGGCCGGTAAACAGAACCCGCCTATTTGTGAGATTGGCTTTATCGTGAATCAGTTTGCGGCAATGCTGGCGGGCGATTTTCAGGAAGTCGCACATCTCATGCACGAGCCACAGAGCGGCCAGCGAGAACGGCGTGATGCCTAGAGCGATGCGCCGCAACTGCGCATGGGCGTAGATGTCCTGCCACTCCGTCAGGGCGAATCGTGTTCGCTCCCAATACGCCTGGCGGCAGTCGTCCTGCGGCCAGTCGAAGTTGGCGCGGAACTCGACATTCTCATCGCCGTCGTGGCACTGGAACTTAACCGCATTCGCCCCGGCATCCGCACAGGCGTCGATAAACGCCAACGCATTGCCCAGCGAACCTTCGTGCGTCAGTCCAACTTCGGCGATGATAAACGGAGGCTGGCCAGGCCCCCATAGTGCTTCCTTCGGTGCTCGCATTACATCCCCGCCAGTTTAGCGCGGGCCTCCCAGGTTGCGTTCTCGGCGGCTATCGCTTCCTTAGCCGCTGCCGCTGCGGCTTCCTCCTGCTCGGCTTCCCACTTGCGGAACTGCTTTAGCTCCGCTTCAGGGTTGTGGCCACGCATCCCGGCGTCCGTCCCGCCGTAGGCCGGGAACGTCACGGGGCCAACGTCGTACAGCTTATCGACGCTGCGGATTTCCACGACGCCAACGTCACCCTCGATCTTCCGCTCCATGTCTTTCTCCCCTAGTGAAAATGCAAAGCTGCTGCCTCGCAGGTCGCCCCGCTGCATCTTGGCCGCTACCCGCTGATGGTCGGGGTCCGCGGCGTCGAATGGAATCGCATACCCCAGTCCACGCCCCGTTACCTCGAGCTTGAGCGTGCCGCTGCTGCGGCGTCCCAGCAGGTGGTCGCTGTTGTGATTGAACAGGGCGCGGGTGTCGCTAATGTTGCGCTCACGCATTACCTTGTCGAAGGCGCCGGGCAGAATCCGCTCGACTACCTTGCGCCGGCCCTGGCCGCCTGGGTCCAGGACGAACTCCGTGTCCCGTGTGCCGTCGTAGAACACGGCTGCCGTGCCGGTGATTTCCTTGGCGTCACCGTCGGCCCGCAGTTCTACGTCAGTTTCGTTGCTACGCCGCAGCACGTCGCTCATGGTTTTCCTCCCTTAAAATCGAGCTGGCCAGCCTGTCGGCCAACTCTTGTTCGTGGCGGGTCATCGTGGCGTCCACCGCATCGGGGAACGCATCACGGCTCTTGGTGCTGTAGATTGTGTTCAGGTCGGACTGGATTTCCACCAGGGCGGCGTCCACGGCCTCCGCTGCCGAGGCGATGCCACGGCGGTCTTGTGCTGCCAGGGCACACGCCGGGGCCAGACTCGCCACCCATTGGCTGCGGAACTCAGCAATCAGCGTGTCCTCGAACCAGGCCGCAAACGTGGTGTCGAACTTCGACTCCTTGCGGGCACGCACGCCGATCCGCCGCACGAACCGGGTTGCCTCGCCGACCAGCAGGGCACGGATGGATTGCCGCTCCCGCTGGCTGCGTTCGTCGTCGTCATCGTCCTCCGTTGCAGGCATGGGTTCGTTCGGCTGCGGGGCTGTCGTGTTCGGGTTCTCGAACTTGTCGCCACCTTCGACGGGGTTCTTGCCGAGCGAATCACGCCCTTCGTTCGTGTTGATGAGCATTGCTTCCTTGAGCGTCCGCAGCGTTTCCGCCTTCTCCTTGGGGTTCATCCGCTGCAACTTCTCGGTGTCAAAGTCGAAGTAGTGCGAATTGTTATCCTTCTCCAGTTCGGTCAGCAGCTTTTCATCGCACTCCTCCTCGAACTGCGTCAGCCAGGGTTCCAGCGTGTCGTCCAGGAATTGCTGATTCGCTTCCGGCACGCTGCGGAGCGATGCGTTCTCCAGGTCGGCCAGCTTGTGCGGTTGCAGGTTCAGCAGCCTGCAGACCTCACGCACGCTGAAGTTTGCCTGGTTCACAATGTCCGTGTCCTTTGCGGAAAATGCCAACGTCGTCAGCGTCATGCCTTCTTCGAGCACCGCTGTCTTGCCGGCGTTCGCACTGCCGGCGTACATCTCATCCCACGATTCACGGATGCGGCGGGCCGTGTCGTCGTCCAGGTTGCCGGGGTGCGTCAGCACCGCCGCCGGACGCCCGCTGTTCTTGAACGTGCTGGATGCGTATTTGTTGAGCGCCAGCCCCTGCCCGATGGCCTGCCGCCCGTAGCGTGTCAGGGCTTCTCCGAGGATGCCTGATGTGCCCATTGTCTTGATGTGGAACACGTTGATAGCCGGGGCTTCGACCGTCTGCGAGTCGAAGCGGAGCCGATACCAGTATTCCCCGTTCTTGGTAAAGACCTCCGTGCAGCCCGGCGTACTCGGCAGCAGCTCCACCGGCTCGGCCATTGCGTTCCGCATAATGAGCGACGTGTGGTTGCCGTACATTAAAGCCTGGAATATCACAAGCTGCTTGAAGTTGAACGGACGCATGATGCGGTTCGGGTTCCACATCAGCCGCTGGCCGGGATGCATCGTGTCCACTTCGGAACCGGAGGGAGTCAGCATCCGCCGGCAGTTGACCGGCAGCTTGGCGAACCCCGACGAGATGACATTCAGCCCGCCCCAGATGGGCGGCAGTTCCAGGGCGGTCTGGTCGGTCACGTATACGCCGGCATCCACGGTGCTACGCCCGCCAAACGTCTGCCACGCCGTCAGGTTCTGCCCGGTGATCGGCGTATTCGGGTTCTCGATGCTGCTCCAGTCGTGACGCAGCAGGCTGCCTAGTAATGCAAATCTCATCGCGTGACTCCATACACGGCCCCGGCCAGCAGCAACACGCCCAGCGTGCAGCAACTTAGCCGCCAGTCCACATGCCACAGGCCGAAGGTCAACAGCCCCAGCCCGGCGATGCCAGTGATTTCCTTTACCAGTGCCTGCATAGAAACCTCAGATGATTCCCGCTCCGCTCCATCTTGTCGATTCGCAGCCCGGCTACCTCGGCCAGCATCGACGCCGAACGCATGTTGAAGTTGCACGGGTGGTCGATCTTGTATTCCTTCGTGGCGTCCCAGTCCACGGCGTCGAAGAATAGGATACCAGCGGGAGCCAAGCAGCCCGCTAGCTTCTTGAACACGGCGCCCGGCTCAAGCAGGTGGTCTACCGTTTGGGCCACGAGTATTAAATCCCATGTCTCGCCGCGTGCATCAAAAGTTTCCGCTGTTTCTCCATCAATCGCCGGGTCAATGATCCTCTCACGCTGTGCGATCGTGCAGCGTTCCCACCAGCCCCACAAGCCGTCCGGCGCACCGCCTATGTCAAGGATGCTGCACAATCGCGTCTGGATGCCGTAGCCACGCACAAAAGCAGCTACGTGCCGTGCGTACTGTTTTTCGTTGCCCCCCATCTCCCGCCCGTGGTACGCCGACACTAGCCGGCGGTAGGTGCCGGTCTGGTAGAACTTCGCGTATTCCGTGGCCGACATGCGGATTGAGAACCAACGCAAGCCACAGCAGATGCACGTGGCCGGGTACACCGTGAAGCCGTAGCGGTCCCGCTCCGGTTGTGACGCACCACGCATCTCGCATACCGGGCACTGCTCCCGGCACGAAAAGAACTCTGGCGGCGTCCATATCTCGTTGTAATCCACTACTGCACTCATCCGAAACTCCTGATGCCCTGCGAGGCGTACACGCTGACCTTGCGCCGGTCGGGGTGCATCGCCCTTGCTAATGCCATGATGGTTGCCACGATGCCGTCAATCTTCCGGTCATCGCCCTGCTTGGGCTTGACGGGCCGCGTGTTGCCGCTGGGGTCCGTGTAGACGTTGCAGTGCCCGGCCTGCCACGTCAGCACCGGGTTGCGGTTGTGGGCGAACTTGCCCGACTTGACCATCGCCAGCAGTTCCGCCGTCGGCATCGCAAAGTTGCTGATGACCTGCGGGAACTTAACGCACGTCATCCGGTGCCGCTTCGTCAGGTTCTGCTCCAGCTCCGTGGCGTGCCAGGCATCGTAGGCGATTTCCATCACCTTGAACCGTTTGCTCACCTCGGCAATCTTGGCCTCCACCCACTCGTAGTCCATGACCTCGCCTGGGCAGACCGTCACATGCCCGCCGGCTATCCAGTCCCGGTAGGGCACGACGTTGGACTTTTCCTCCACGACCTTCTCCGGCACCCAGAAGTGTGGCAGCACGCGATAGCCGTACTCGCCGGGGAACACGAGCGATAGAGCCGTCATGTCCCGTGAGGCCGACAAGTCCAGCCCGGCATAGCACGGCTGACCCTGCAGATCCGCTTCCGTGTAGTCCTCGCCGCACTTCAGCCAGTCGTCGATATTGAGCCAGGGATTCGTGGCCGTCGCCCAGACGTTGAGCCGGTAACGCTTGAACGCCGATAGCTGCGTGGCCGTCTGCTTGGATTGCTGGTAGGCTCGGGCCATCTCGTCACGGAAGATAATCTTGCCGTAGGACGGGTTCGCCTTTTGCCAGGTGGCTTCGTCGCCGGGGTCGTCCTCGTTGCTGGCGGCAGTGATGTAGCACAGGAACCCGCTGTCCGTGATGTCGCCCCGGTTGACGGCCTGGCCGTAGTCGTGCTGCTCCCGGCAGACGCTCGCCATGTCATCGCCCGCCGTGGTAATCGCAAACAGCACTGGGGACGACCGGCTGGCCCCCATATACCGCAACGCATCGAAGAACGCCCGCCCGTCCCAGGCGTGAAGCTCGTCAATGATGCAGTGCCCGTTCAGCCCCTCGGCGCCGCCGGCATCCGACGAGATGGACCGATAGATGCTATCCGTGGGCAGGTAGGTCACGGCGTGCGTGGACCTGTTCAGCTTGCAGCGGAGGTTCATTTCCTCGCTGGCCTTTATCATGTTCAGGGCGTGATTGTGGACGATGCCCGCCTGCCGCTGCGTGGTGGCTGCCGAGAACACGGATGAGCCACCCTCGCCGTCGCCGGCCATCAGGTACACGCCGACCAGGGCCGCTAGTGGCGACTTCCCTTGCTTCTTCGGAACTTCGATGTAGGCCGTGTTGAACCGCCGCACCGGCTTCTGCCGTTGCTCATCCCACCGGAACCAGCCGAACAGCGGGGCAATCACACGCTCCCACTGCCAGGCGAGCAGCTCAAACGGTTTGCCCGCAGCATCGCCCTCCCACAGCCGCAAGAACTTGCGAGCGAACTTTCGAACATGCTCGGCGAACGGCAACTCGAACCAGCAGCCGGCATCGCGGGCCAACTCGTCGGCACGGGTGTGTATCCACTCCGGCGGCACGTGGCGGTCCTTGGCAGCACAGTGCCGCGGCTTGGCTAGTAGCGGGGCGGTGGGCACCTCTGGCTTGTGGCGATCCGCGCGGTATGTCCCCTCTCGCTTGTGCTGTTCAAGCGATTTGGCGTTGTGGCCGCCTCGTGGGTCTTTGCGGGTCATCGTCGCAGGCATATAACGTCCCGCGTGTTGTCCGTTGGCTTGTACGTTAGTTTTGTTCCCTTGCGTGTATTGCACTTGCGGCAGGCACACTGCACGTTGTCGTAAGTGTGCGGCCCACCGCGTGACACCGGGATAATGTGGTCAATGGTCGGGTAGGACTCATGTGATGGGGTTGCACAAGGGTCGGTCGCGATGCCGCACAGTTGGCACTGAAAGTTGTCACGTCGAAACACCATTAGCGGCACGACATTCTCGCACTTTACGCCGTGCTTCTCACACCGCTGGCGTATCGACACGCCATTCCGCCACGACTGCTTAACGCCTCTCGCCTTTTGTCTTTGGCGGGTGACGTAGCTTTGGCACGAACTACCGCACACCTTGCGCCCCTTCCCCAGCCGTATGAATGGGCAATGGCACACGTAGCAAATTGCAAATCCAACCTTGCGGCCATACCGCCCCATACGCTTTCCGCAATGCTTGCACACCCATTGATTGGCAACAGGGCGTCCGCGATTGTCACGCACGTGGGCTTGGCCGCATCGGGTACAGGTCAATTTTGCTTCCATTTTTTTCGCTTTCGGCGAGGCGGGGCAAACGTCGCAAGTGTGTCATTTTGAGACACCCCCCCCGGATATATGCTGACCCACGCTAATAGGGTTCGGGCTATTAGGCCGGGCCTGTATACGGCGATGCTCCTTGACGTGGCACGCCCTGCACAGCGTTTCCAGGTTGCGCATGTCGAGCCTCATTGGATCGCCTAGGTGCGTGAATGGCGTCTTGTGGTGTACGTCGTGGCCTATCACCGTGAGTCCCTTGGCCTTGCATCGCTCGCATAGTGGATTGCGTTTGCGATACCATCGCTTGAGCTTCTGCCAGTCGTGCCCGTATCCTCGTTGTGTTGTCGTGCCTCGTAGCTGCCTATCGGTGTATGGCCTATGGACCTTGGGTGCTGTCGCCATGTCAGCTTGCCCTTGAGGTAACGAACCTGGCGATGCCGCGGCGTGTGTCCGAGCCAGTAGTTACGCCCTCGCATAACACCTCGTAACTGCCCTTGCTGTCGTAGCCTCCACTGGCCGATTGCCCGCTGACCCTGAACTTGATGTAGCGTGAGGCGACAAGCGTGCTGCCGTTGATGACCACGCTGGCACTAGGGATGCTCGTGGCACCTACGGTTAGCGTGCTGCTGCCTGTGATGCCCTGTGCCGTCGAGGCGGATAGCGTTTCGCTGCTCGGCATGACGCTGTTGAAGTTGACGTAGCTCGTAACGCTTTCGCCCTCTAGCAGTGTGAATACTTCCGGGAAATATCGGCTCATAGGTTGTCCCCATACAGCGGCGAACGGTTGTCGTTCGTGAACTTCGCAATGCCTCCTTGGGATGTGAATAGCGGCATCGCACCTGTGGCAGTGAACACGACACGGCTGGACGCCACCTCCGACGGGTTGACAAACGCCAACACGTTGACGCCGTACTCCAGGACCGTCGGGTTTAGGTAGCGGTCTAGGATCATGTCGGCTGTGTAATCAAAACAATTTCGCGTGTATCTGCACCGGTCCCGGTGAACTTCAACACTACTACGTTGGCGTTCAAGTCCGCAGCCGCCAAGTCTATTTTGTACCAGCCTCCAGAGACTTCGGTTGCGCTATTCGCACAAGATGCAAAGGCGGCTCCATCTAGCGACCGCGTGGCAGTAACTGTAACGCCGGTTACAGCGGAAATATGGTCTGTTGAGGAAACGAGTTTAAACATAAACGCTGACAATGCCGTGTTCTTTGTGATTCGCTGCGGCAGGTCGGCTTGTATTGCAAGCGCGATGTTTTCCACCGTTGTCGCCGTTTCAATGTCCGTACCGCTTAAACTCACAACCGTGGATGGGTTGCGTACCTTGCCCCAGTCGGGGGCCACGTCCGGGTAGCCGGCGGTGGTAAACGTTCCCGCAGTGCCGCCGAATAGTTCCACGTTGACGTCTGCTTGCAAATCAATCTCGATCGGCAGGGGCGCCATATTCGTCGCCCCCTTCAGGTGTATCCCAACGCTTTTGGCCCCGCTCGCAAGGGCAGCATTGGGAACGCAAAGCTGGTACCATCCAGGCATGTTGGCCGACGAAATCTCTTTGAATCCGCTAGAGGTAAAAGTTCCCACGGTCATTGTGACCAAACTGATAGCCGTTGGCGATGCGTCGGTGTCGCGGTTGTAATACGCCGTCAGGCCGGAGGAGTTGAACACTAGGCCCGTCAGCCCCGCCCCGGTGGTGCTGGACGAATCCGCGATGAAGATTTGCAGGATTTGCGAGGTAGCACCGACTTTGCGTGCGAGTTTCATCCTACCATTCCCCCTGCCATGCTTGGAGTACGCAGCAGCCCGCCAGCAGCGGCGGCCAGCCACCAGTCGCCATTGAGCATCGGATACTGATT